ACCGGATGGCCGCGCCCGAAAAAGCAGATGGGCCCCAGAATGGCCCCCACGCACTAAGTAATGTCAGCCAACCATGTGCAAGACTGGGAGACTCGGTAGTTACGAAAGGAGGATGAAGTGGTCCCTACGCACTAAGTTTGACAGGCAATTTTATTGCTATGTGTGTATCATATTTTCATAGGTGTGTTACGGGTCAATCTAAAGGTATGTTATGGGGCCTATTCATAAAAAACCAAAATATAGGTTCCTATTTACATATTGATTATATTTTTATGTGCGGATATATGATCCGCCACGTGTTTATAATGGATATGGATTGTCCTATAAATATGTGGCAATCCTCCCGTTCGTCAATGCAAGATGTATTCTGTATACAGACGTGGGTATAAGACGCCGTATAGGAGTCCGTATGGCTCGCGTGTAACACCATATGTGAATCGTAAGACCGCTGTGAAACAGACGGCGAAATCTCGTGTATCGCGAAAGTTGGCGTATGAATCGCCAAAAGGTCTATATACGCGACGCTCATTGGAGGATATCCATAATGGGGCTTCCTTGAAGTTGCCTCAACAGGGGGATTATACGTCCTACGTGACACTCCCATGTCGAGGCATCGATGGTAATGGGGGTAGGTCTGTTGATCATATAAAATTATTAAGCTTGAGGGTTTCTGGGACCGTCAACATCAGTCAATCCGGTGGTGATGACAATATGGGAGAGAGAACGACCATGAGGGGTATTTTTTTCATGGTTTGTTTTGTTGATAAGAAACCTTTCGTTCCAGAGGGGGTCAGCATATTGCCGACGTTCAATGAGTTGTTTGGGGAATATGAATCCGTGTATGGCATGCCTAGGCTGAAGGAAAACGTCCGTCACCGTTATCGTGTTATTGGGACGTCGAAATTATATATAACGACCGATGAAGATCATATCCAGAAGCCTTTTAGTCTACGTCGAAGACTAAGTGGAGGGAAATATCCTATATGGTCGTCGTTCAAGGATGTGGATAATAGTAGTACAGGTGGTAACTATAAAAATATAAATAAGAACGCTATACTCGTTAGTTATGTGTGGGTTTCGCTATGTCGGACCACGTGTGATGTGTATTCGCAGTTTGTACTTAATTACGTCGGCTGATAATAAAACTATATAAGTGTTTTATGGACATTAATGATGTGGGATCGAACTAAACAAGAGATGAACATTAATGGGAAGCATAAAGAGTTTTATTATGTGCTGAAGCAAATATGGTACATATAAATGGTTTATTACAATGGCCTTGGTGCTTCGGATTTGATCTTGATGAGGCACCTGTTAATGGTACTCTCAAGCAGTGTCTCGAGATCCTTTCTGGATACGGAGTCGGATTGGGTCTGTGATACCGAGTCTCCTGGGTCTAACTCTGGTGTGTTTAATCTGTGTAGTCTCTGGTAAGGATATTCGGTGGACTCGTTGTCTAAGTCTGTTGGTGTTGTCGATGGGTCCATTCTCATGGACTGTGAACGAAAGTGTTCCAGCCTTGCTGGGCCGGATGAGCTTGGTAGCCCAATCTGAGACTTTGTGGCCCATGTTTCTCCAGGTAGGATGGTGATGGGCCTGTGGGTTATGGGTCGTTGACTATGAGCAGTTGGAGTTGGATTTAGTAATCTCCGTCTTGTTTCTCCTTTTTCCACGGACCAGAAGTCTATGCAGTCTTTTGTGTATCCCTTGGATAAGATGTTAATTGTTGGGGGTTTGAAACGTATGTCCGTGGAATGTTTGGCCGAGGATAATCTGAGCTTGGCCTTGATGGATGCGAATTTCACGCCTTCTATGACGTTTGAGTCTTCGACTCTGTATAGGATTTTCCAAGGGGAGGGTTCTGAAATCGAGAAATATGTAGAAGAGAAGTAGTGGAGGTCTACGTTGCAAGCTATGGGGAAAGTGAATGCTGCCTGAGCTGCGTCTTCAAGGCTGACGCGATTGTCTCTGATTTCTACGATAACCGACCCAGTTGCGTTAAATGGGACCTGGTTGCGGTATTCAATTATAATGTGGTCGATTTTCATACATCGGCCTTTGAGTCGCATGGTCGCCTGCTCGAATGAGCTCGGAAATTGGAGATTGATTGGTGCAGCACCGTTGGTTAATGCGTACTCTGTGCGTTTGCTGTTGATGTAATTATTGTCTGTGACGGTGAATTGGTGGTCCATTCTAGGAATGAAAAAAACAGGGTTATTAAACGGAGAGAAGTCAGAACAAGGGATATAAAATGTCTTGTAGACATGTAAGCATATATGCATTTGGTATATAGAAGAACACACTAAATCAGAACAAGGATCATATATGTTAAATTGGCCGCGCAGCGGATTGGAATTCAGGAAAATCTACCAACAAAGAAAAAAGCCGAATGGTGTTATGTGATGTAAATCACTTACATAATCACGGATGAAGCAGTCTGGAGTGAATTCCTGGTTCAATTAGGAGAAAAAAGAAGATATAAAAGTTAACGAAATAAAAGTAAAACGTATTGGGATAAAAAGGAAAGTGAGCATATGTTATGCGCCGTGTCGTTAAATGATATGCTATGAGGTGTTTATATAGGCGTTAATAAGCGACAGGTGGTAGAGAGAGAAAGAAGAGAGAAGCGAGAGCAATTGGAGACACCTCGGTGGATGTCTCTACGGAATTGGAGACAATATATAGTGTCTCCAAATGGCATAATGGTAAATAGGCATAACTATTTTCAAAAGTTGAACCAAAAGCGGCCATCCGTATAATATT